ATTAGAAGTAATATAATTAAAATTAAAGTCCGAATATGAATTTTGTATGTTGGATGCAAATTTATCATCAACCTCCAAATATGTTGAAGATTTTGATCTAACAATTTTTCTTTTTGCAACTACAGATTGTCCTTTAAATTGCTGTAGATCTGAAGTAGAAATTGAAAATAGTTTAGTTACTCCAGAAGAAATAGAAACAGTTACATTTTCTTTAAGTAAATCGTTAGTATGATATGAATATAAATCAATAAAATCACCATTTTTTAATTTGTGATCATACTTAGTTTTTACAACTCCAGTTTCTAAATCAATTCCTTCTTTTTCAAAAGAAGGAATGCTATCATATATTTTCCCACAAAAAACAGTAATAGGTAAATTATAAATTAAAGATTTTGTAAATGGATTATCTGAAGTATCTCCTAGATTTTCAACCTTAAAAGAATCTCCTCTTAAAGAATACTCAGCATCTGAAGATTGTAGTGAAGATAAAATGTCACGAATTCTAAATTTTACTAGTTTATCTACATCTCCATTTTCATATGAATATACATAATTTTCTCCAAATATTTCAGCACCAGATAAAATATCATTAGTTATGTTAGTGCAATTTAAGAATTGATTGACAGTTTTATCAGTATATTCTATAATTTGATCTTCAATATATAATGATCCTATAGATTCAAATCCTATAGTTGAATCTACTGTAATAACAGTAGAATCTGGAGTAATATTTTCTACTAGATATGTTTTAGGAGTAGATAAGAACTTTCCAAAAATTGAACCTATTGGATTTAAATTATTAGAATATCCTGAAAATAAATGTATTTTATAAAAAGGATTGCCACTTAGTAAAAATTTACTAACGCTATAAACAGAACCACTAGCATCTTGTATAGTTCCTGAAGAATTGGCATCTTGATATAATGTAGATCCTGAAATTAAAGTTGGATCTCCACTAATTAACTCTGCAACAAAGGATTGAGTTACTATCCATTTATCATCTGATGTAGTAAAACAAAAATCTTGAGGATTTACTACTTCTACTTCTTCTCCAAATAAAACTTTAAATAAAATATTAAAGCATTCCTCAGTTCCTTTGGTTTGATAAAATGCTTTTACTCTACTAACAAAATTTTGGATATTAATATTTTCATTAAAATTTACTTCTTCAAATCCTGGAGCAAATTGATACTTTATTTTTTTAAAAAATTCTCTTAAAAATAAACTACTAAGATTATGTACAGTGCTGTTAGATGTATGATCATCTGCAGAAGATACTGAAAATACTAAATTTTGAGAATTATTTTCTTTTAATGCCTCTACCCCACTAAATCCACGAATACATCCAGTGAATGAATTTGTAGTTATACCAGTATATGTGATGATTTCATCATCAATTTTTAAAAGACCATAAGATTTTGGCCATCCATTAGTAGACTCTACATATATTACATCATCAAATAAGAATACACTAGAAGTGGTAATAGTAGATTCTACTAAATTATTACTATTAAAAATGTCTACATTTTTATATTCAATCAAATTCTCTGCAATATCTACAGCAGCACCTTGATATTCTTGAGAAATATAGTACTGCTTTAAAAATTCTACAAAGTTAGAATTTTCTGAGACTACAAATTCTGGAAGTTGATTTTGAACAACATCACTAATTTTTATGGTCCTTTTGTCTTGATTCATTTTATGTTCTTATCTTTTCTTCTGGTAAATAACTTGATTCTGGGGTAAAATTGCTTGCAGATGAATTTTCTCCTGATGAAACTATATCTTTTACCATAGAAATGCTACTCTTACTCACATCTAACTTCAAATAAATTGATTTTTTAGCAATTATATCATTAGAATAAGGAGTTGCTTCTATTTCTATAATATTATTTGGAAGAATTGTAGAAGATATGGTTATATTATCTATATCAATTTCGCCAGTTACATAATTGACTTTACCAACATCATTAACTTGAACCACTTCTTTATTATTTTCAATAGAAAATAGGTATAATGTCCCAACAGTATTGTCTGAATTAGGTATATCTGAAATGTAAACGATCTTATCAATTCCCTGAACATTAAATCCTGTTGATCTAATATTATATGAATCATTTAATACACTAAATCTATTTTCAAAGCAAATTGTATATTGAGTTGGAGTGTTAACTAAAGCACCAACATTTCTCCTTATTCTTATTTTTGTAATATTTGAAGTTATTGCATTATCTGTGTTATCAATAATACTTAATGCTTTACTATATTTGAATCTTCCTCCAAATTTATTTAAATCAGATGATATTGAATAAGTGTTTAATGAATTTATTACTTTAGTCCTTAGAGTTTCAAATGAATTAGTTAATGATGGGTTATAATAAATTGTTGAATCTAATTCAACATAAAGGACATTGATATCAACGAATTCTACTTTAATACCTGCTATAGTATATTTCTTTAAAGATTGAATTATAGAGTCTTTAGTAAACTCAGAAAGATAATCTGAATTCTTTGGTTTTGCTGCAATGAATACTTTTCCATATTGAGGAGGAGACATTTCTTCTCCACCATAGGCAGTAATAGATTCTATGTTTGGATAAATGGATGGTATCAATGCCTCATAGTCTGATGAGGTTACAGCTCTATATTGAGATGCATATAATCTTGGGGAGTAATACCTTATTGACTCTATAGGTTGAATATTATCTCCATTCTCTGCTGCAAAATTAGTAATAACAATACCAACATTTTGAGAAATGTTTGCTCCAGTATCACTTACCACATTTCCTGAAAATGTAAAGTTAGAAGCACCATTTCCAGTTTTTCCATTAGTAACGATATAAGAAATAGTTACTTCATTATTATTTTCTAATTTTTTACCAAATACCCCATCTCCAAAGAATACCTCATATTTTTCATCTGAAATTTCTTGAACTAAAAATATTTTAGATTCTTTATCAATATTAACAATATTGTCCACTAAGGTGTATGTATTGGTAGTGCTACTCTCTACAGTGTCCTTTACTGAAACTCTGATTGTAGAGGTGTCTACAAATGGATTAGGGATGATAAATTTTTGATTTGGTTGGGAAGTATCTACTATAAACTTTTTAGTTAAGAATGTTCCTTCATAAATGTCTACGCCAGTAAAAACTGCAGATTGATCTTGAATTCCAACAGTAATGTCCTCTGGAATTGAAAAAATATAACTTGTATTATCTAAATTACCTGTACACACTACTCCAGACTTTAATGTAGCAGTCTTAAATGAACTATTGATTCCATCTAAAACAAACGAAATATTAGCCTTTGCAGACCTTCTTGATAAAGGGACATACCCAATATTTTTTGCTAAGGATACTACATTTTCTCTAATGGTGGCACTATCCAAATAAGCCTCATTTGCCACCATATTGGTGTTGTATGCAGTAATATAAGTATTGTATGCTAATACATCAATTAAGATTGATAAATTGGATCCTTCAAAATCAAAGTCTGTAAATGTAGAATTGGATCTTAAATAATCTTTTATAGATGCTTTTATCTGATCAAAATCCAGATTAGTGAACTGTGTAAATGCCATTAGTACCTTGTAGATTGTAATACGAACGAAATTTGCTGTATAGGTAAAGGCAATCCTAAAATATTATAGATGATAGTAATATTTAAATCATTACTATCATCTGGATAATCTACATTAATCTGTTCAACACTAACTCTAGGTTCAAAATTATTTAATAAATTTTCAATTTCTTTTTTTATTCCATCAGTGAGTCCTCTACTTGCCAATTCAAATAATGAATTTTCTACATTAGACCCCAGTAAGGAATTAAAAAACCTCTCTCCTATTCTAGTTTTAACTAAATTGACAACAGATTTTTTAATAGCATCTTCATTTCTAATGGATGCTATGTCATTAGTCACAGGATGCCTTAAGAAAGACAAGCTAATGTCTTTAAATTGTTTAGAAATATTTTCTAATGGCACTTATATTATAAGAATTACATATTTTTATTTATTTGGTTTCCCATAAATTGGTTCAGTTCCATATTCCCAATCATCATAATCTGCATCATTTCTAATTTTTTCATGAATTTCTGCTTGTTCTTTTAAATAATGCTTGTTTTTGGGGATATCATCATGCATTATTTCTTGAATAACTCTATTTTTAGGTAAAGAATTGTAATCTGTAACTAATTTTGTAGTTCCCCACATTTGATGCATGTAGTTGCTGTCTCTATCTGTAGGTAGATTTGCCATAGTTTCTCCTAATTCTGGTGAATTAGAACTTTTAAAGGGGTTCCTATCCCTCTGTTCATATATATTGGCATTAAAAAAGACCTATAAGGTCTTTAAGAATTATTTACCTTGTCCTCTATACTTTTTTCTTGCCCCATTACGAGAAGATGCTGAGAGTTTAGTATGTTGGGACATACCTTGACGAGTCTTTTTGGGTTTTGATTCAATAACTACCTTATTAGTGAGTGAAGGACGCTTTGCCATATTAATTTTTTTCTGAAGTACCTGTAAATTCTACCACAATTTCATCAGGATGTGGAGTACCTTCTTCATAATATTTAAAAGACAAATCATCCATGACATCTAACATAGATTCTTCTGATAAGTCTTTGTAAATTATTCTTCCATTACAAAGAATATTGTATCTGTCCATATTTAAATGTAGTCAGTAACTCTTGAAAATCTTCCATCAGTAGATCTTACTATCATTTCCATCTCTACTTTACCTGAATTATCAGATGGACCATCATCTGCTGCAAATAATTGGGGAGAAATACCTATTGAATATCCTCTAGGTTGTATTTTAGATACAAAATATCTATCAATCTCCATAGGAAATTCATTGTTGTATGTATCTAAAAGTTCTTCCATAGTAGACCTTGAAGGGCTATATGCATATAGTCCCCAAAAATTCTTTGCCCTATAGATATAATCTGATATCTTCTCTGATACCATCTCATATGTCCACACAGAGCAGTCATCTGACAATGGGATAAATCCTAAGTACATCACTTCAGAGGCATCTAGAATGTCCTTATTCAGGGCACTCCAAATGCTATGAAGGTTCATATTAATTCTATTATCATCTTCTAGGATTAAAATCCTATTATATCCATTTTTAATGGCATCATGATAAATGGAAAGGTGCGATGTTGCACATGCAACATAATTAGGATTGGTAAAATATGGATTATCCAGTTTTTTATGTAGATGATTGAATACTCCACCATCTACTGCACCAAACCTTTCATATTTTAAGTCCATAAAGGAAAGACGCTTTTGGGATAAAAGCATTCTTTCCTTTCTGTAATGAAGATTTAATACATAAATGTTATCAAAGTACTCATTCATGATCAGATAACCCTAGTTTTTTCATGTCCCACACGGATTTGTGGATGGCACCAGATTTCAAACCCTGCTTTTTTAGCATCAAGACAGAATGAAACATCTTCTCCACACATATCTTGAACTTCACCAGATTCAAATACTTGCATTTGAGGAGCAAACCATGGATATTTCATTTCTGCATGTTCAAATACACCATACTTAATCATAGTCCAACCAAATCCAGTATAATCTACTGTAAATGGTTTTTTCCTGTGGGTGATGGTATCTACCATTTCATGGTTCATGACCCCACCATTCTTTTTAAAATCAGTCTCTTCTAACCAATGTGCCACTGATGTGGTTCTTCCATCCTCTGTTGCATACCAACCACAGGCAATGTCTTTGTCCATTGCAAACAATGCCCAGAATGAATCTGTATTGAATACAATGTCACTATCAATCCATAGTTGATAATCATATTCTAGTTTACCATCCCAAGGAAGTTGATCTGGTCCACGAAGAACATTTGCACCTAAGCACTTACACCTAGCAAAGTTGACCATGCTAGAATAATCTTGTGAAATTTGAATACTAGCTCCAGAGTGAACTAGATCAAAACACAATTGTACAAAGTTCTTTAGGTATGTATAGGATACTCCTCGTCCTGGAAGACAAAATACAATCTTCTTTCCCCTAATCCTTTCTCTACATTCTTCAATGTTAAACAAAGGGGCATCTTCTTGAGGTTCTTGATCTTTAGCTTTAACTGTAAATCCTTTTGCCATAAAAATTTCAAATAGTGATGTACGTACGTATCACATCAAATGATACTGCATTATTTAGGAATTGTCAATAATGATAGAGAAATACGCCAAACCCCACTACTCTTCTTCAAACTCCTTCATAAGATCATCAAGATCATCAAGATTATCAAAGGGAATCACCTTTTCCTTACCAGTAGCCACATCATTTACTAATTGATAGAGATACTCCAGGAACTCCTTAGGATACACACCCTCCTCTAAGGAGTCCCAGAAGTACCACATACAACATTCAAGGTCATCATCCTGGGGAAGGAGTCCATAACCCTCATAG